TATTAGCACCCTGTACTTTCTTGGTGGATTGATCCCCACCGTCTTTGATAGTTTTAAACTATCTTTTTGGCCGAAAGGCCTTTTGTGTCGTTTGGCACTTTTTATCATTTTGCAGTTTGGATTTTACCACCCACGCTGCAGTTTTAGTCGTATGCTTTTCGAAGTTTATTGCTATTACTATGATTCTTATCTATTTCTAGTCACGTTAATTGATCACTTTCGTGCAGATACGTATTATGCGTGTCTACCAACTTTTAGTTGGGTTTCACTTTGTTTTCGGGAGATTGAAAGCCCGTAAATAACCTTTCATTTTTGAGTGTTATATTGTTTTCCTTTTGTTGGTTCTTTATGTTTTTCCTTGATTGTTTTGCATGGTTTGTGTTTTTTAACTTAAGTAGACAATCAATGTTTATCGAGTTACTTCTATACTAGAATCGGGTTATTGCCTCTTCCTTAGTATGTGTAGGAGTAGATCTTATATTACATCCATTATGATGAGCTACTGCACGGCGTCTTGCTTAGTGCAGGGCATTTAGGAGTCATTTTATTTCAGAGTCAGGTTAAATTCCTGCATTACATACTCTCCTTTATGTCCTCGCCAAAATCCAGCGTAGACATGTTTATCATTTTGATCACTTTTATAGATCCTATGGTCCTTGGAAAAGACCATTAGCACATTGAGCTACAACCCATCCTTGGGGTTTTCTCACAAGGGGTTTATTTCATTTTACTCTTAAAAATGAGCGTGTTTTCTACCACGGCTGTAGAAGGTTCACTATCCTAACTAGTGGGTTTTTTGTTCTTTTTTCCTATTAAAAGTTTCAATTCTCACACTCGAATTCTTAAATTGTGTTGCGCCGCTAACCGCGTATATAATTGGTTAGTTACGCCGTCAACCGCGTATATAATTGGTTGCTTGCGCCGTCAACCGCGCATTAAATTGGTTGCTATCCTGGAGATAGGATTTGTTGTCTCTACCCTGTGTGTGGGGTAATTTACACACCATGTAGCATTGGCATGTTAACTCAATGTAAACCCATCAATTATCCCAACATGAATCTAAGTCTGTTTTCTAAGAAATCAGAGGCCTTCCAACTGTTCTTTTTGTTTGTTGTTTTTGGCTTGCGTGTTTTTTATTCGTATTCTAACATTGTTTTCTTGTTTTTCTTGGTTGTTTTTATGCAACGTTTTGTTATTCCTTTTCTCGTGTTTGTTTTTGATTGTGTTTTTTCTTTTGGTGTGTTTTTTGTGTGCCGACTGTATGCGTATATTTGTTCTTTGCGTTTTTTCCGTGCACACCGTCGAACACGCCTTCGGTGGTGTTCACTTTTGTATTTGTGCATCACTTTTTCTTGTGGTACTATATTGCCCGTGGCCGCTGATGGCGGCTATGAGACCCTTGTGCCACAAACTACTTCGCTTTACTCACTTTGTGTATCTCTGTTTTTTGTGTTGCTACTTGCGCCATTTGCGCTTGTAGCAACTGCACCCCGTTGTGTCTCACAAAGTAACAGTATTATGCATTTTGGGTCTGCTCAAAATGGTGTCATGCGTGTCGTGGAGGGTGTTGCAATTTTGATTTATCAGCTTGCGCGCTCCAAAACAACTGCTGATGCTACTGTTGCAGCAGCTGCTTTTGCACGATCCTTCTGCGATGAGAGTCTCACAGAGACTATATTGAAGTTCTGGAAGGATGTTTCATTTACCCAGAGCGAAAGTCTGTCGTCTGATGTTGACAATGTCCTTGGACGTATTCGCGCGTTCAGGAATTCAGGTGGATGTGTGAAGTTACAGCGTTTTTTGATATTTGTGATTACTCATGGTGTCTTTAAACAGGCTGGCTTAACACTTGATAGTGCAGGCTACTCCCGGATTGAGGCTGCAGCTCTCAAAAAGAAATTTTCCTCAAAGATTGATTTTCTTGAATCTACTTTAGAAACTTTTGCTTTCGTAGTTGATGCAGGATACCAATTGTATAAGGGCGAATCTTTAGAGAGTGTTGTTCATTCGGCTAGTGGCTACAAATCCCTGCTTGATGAGACAGAGGAGCTGATGAAGTTGGAGGAGTTGCGTAATAGTGCTCCTATGATAGATTTTGTCCAGTTCACCACGCTTACAAAAAGATGTGAAGATATTTTGATGCGTTTTGATGAGATTGAGAAGATCGCATCTTCAATGTCAACTCCGGATCGAAATCTCGTGCGTTCATGTAAACATCGTGTCGAGATGTTGCATGCGAAATTGCGCAATTCCGAGATCACGCTCCAAACGCGTCAAGCGCCCTTTACACTTCTTATTCATGGCACTTCTGGAGTTGGTAAATCTACTTTCGTGGATCTTGTGCGTGACAAATTTGCTCATATCCGTAAGTTGCCCATTGAGGGAAGCAAGTATACTCGTGGACCCATGGATGTCTTTTGGTCGGGCTACAAACCGTCCCAATGGTGCATTCTTTTTTGATGATTTAGCCTGGAAACACCCTCGATCTGGTGAGATGGAACCTGGTATGTCTGAGATCATTATGTGTATCAATAACACTCCATTTTTGACGAATCAGGCTACACTTGAAGACAAAGGGCGAGTTGCTTGCATACCGCATTTGGTGTTGGCCACTACAAATGTCTCTCATCTTAATGTGGGGGCTTATTTTTCGTGCCCGACTGCAGCGCGTCGCAGATTTACTCATACAGTTCATTTGCGCCCTCAAGATAGATATCTGAACGCCGATGGTATGTTGAATTCTAGACTGGTTGCTGAGCATGGTAACTATGAGGATGTTTGGCATATAGTGGTCACGAGAGTGAGCATTGCTGAGCAAAGAGTTACTGAGCAGGAAGTTCTTGTTACTTCAAGCATTGATGATTTTTATGTGTGGTTACACCATACTGTTGATGATTTTACCGGAAGTCAAGAGCGTGTTCTCAATGCTATGAAAGAGAGAGCAACTGAACCATGGTGCGATGCGTGTTTAACGCGCCAGTCGCGATGCAGGTGTTCAACTATGGTGGTTGAATCACAAAGTGCGTCACGCCATGTTCGGCGATGTTCTTTCCACATACGTGCAGCATTTCAATCTATCATGAGGTGTTTGCGAATGTGTTGGACATATTTGCATAGCATGTACAGCATTCATTCAATTATTTACTGTGTGATTTGTGTTGCTTGCTACATTGTCACTATACCAGCGATGGTTAAGGGGTTTTTCCTCTACCAATCGATGCGTGTTAAGATTTTGTATGCAGCATACTGCGCACAAGTTCGATTGAAAATTTTTGGTTCGCGGGTCGAAGATGAATTTCAAAAACTTGGTGCTCGTGTTGAAACCCTCGTTTTACGGAAACCTATTTTTTTTCAAGTTGCTGCAATTTTGCTTGTATCTTTACTGGGCTTTTGGTATTTGCATAGTAAGATGTCCTCTGAGAGTTTTTCTAAACCATTATTGCCAAAGGAGCTTGATCAGGAACGTTCATCCTACTCTTATTCCAATTACGTACCCATCACAAAACTTGACCTGACCGAGAAATCCCGATGTATAACCCCTGGCGACTTGGCGTCGCGAGTGAAGAGAAATATACATCCTGTGACATTCCTGGAGATTCGCCCTGAAGGCGAACTACAAGAAATATGCAACATAGTGGGATTGGGGGGTGATGTTTTCATGTGCAATAACCATGCTATACCCCAAAACGCCACGCAACTCATATATAATGATGTTCAGAGAGGTGGTCTTGGAACTAAAGTGCATTTTGCCTTTGATACTCGCTGTGTGCATCGATGTCCAGAGAAGGATCTTGCCTTCTTCCGTTTGAAAGGAGTTGGTAACCGTACTGATCTCTTGGAGTTTCTTCCAACGACTGAGTTGTCTGGTTTTTTCAACGGTCTGTATGGATCTATGCAAGGTGGTGAACTCACTTTTACGGGTGTCAAAAACCTGTTCAAGACAACTTCCCGCTCTGATAAGGTCCAGCACAATATCTCTGTTTTTCAAACAAATGATGCCGTTTCTACTCGTGCTGGAGATTGTGGATCTCCAGTAATTTTTCATACTTCCAATAGTGGGGCCGTTTTCGGGGGCATTCACGCCTTTCGAGTATCAGATATGTTTGGCAGGCAATGTGCTGCATCATGTGTAGCATTGTCTCGCGATTTTATTGACCCAATAGTGGAGAAGTTGCGTGGCATGGAGCCCGTGTCTGTACGTGAACCACGATTGAGTTCAGAGTCTATCAGCAGAACAGTTGTTGCATTGCATCCAAAGAGTGTTTTTCGTTACATTCCACAGGGGGCAGTTGATGTTTATGGGTCCCTCACTGGTTTCAGAGCTTCGCCTAAATCCAATGTTGTGGACACGCCACTCCGGAGTGAATGGGAACCATATGGTGTTACCACCACTTTTACTCAACCTGAGATGTCAGGGTGGAAACCTTGGCGTATAGCAGCGCTTGATCTTGTTCAGCCCGTCACTGGTTTTGATGGGCAGATTCTTCATAATTGTGTGAATGGATTTTTGAAAGATCTGCGATCCAAATTGAAGGATGAACATTTGTCTATGCTACATCGTGTACCTGAGGATGTTGCTGTGAATGGGATGCCGGGAGTTACTTACGTTGATTCCATCAACCGAGGTACTTCTATGGGGTCTCCTTTTAATACGCCGAAACGTAAGTTTTTGGGTGCATTGGACTCAGAGCTTTTTCAGGATGGTGTTGTTTTCACAGATGAAGTGAGGCGGCGTATGGCTGATATTCGTGATGCGTATGGTAAGCGGGAGCTTTGGAGACCCGTTTTTACCGCACATCTTAAAGATGAACCAGTCTCCGCTGCTAAGGCACAACTTGGCAAGACCCGTGTTTTTTGTGGTGCACCTATTGATTGGACTATTGTTGTGAGGGAGTTTTTCCTTGGCCACATTCGTCTTATTATGAATGCAAAATTTGATTTTGAGTGTGCTGTTGGTGTTGTTGCTCAATCAAAAGAATGGTCCTCCGCGTATGAACATGTTACCAAGTTTGGGGCTGGCAGAATCGTGGCGGGAGATTATAAATCTTTTGATAAGAAAATGGCACCTGCTCTTGTTTTGTCTGCTTTCGAGATTCTCATTGAACTTGCTAAGGATAGTGGGAATTTTACCAGTGATGATATTGGTGCTATGTGGTGTATTGCGCATGACACAGCCTACCCTTTGGTGGACTACCATGGAGATCTTGTACAATTTTGGGGGTCAAATCCCTCTGGACACCCCTTGACAACTATTATTAACTCTCTCGCGAATTCGCTGTATGTGCGTTATGCATATGTGCTTGCTGGAGGTGATGTTGAACAATTCTCACAGCATGTGAGTTTGCTCACCTATGGTGATGACAATATCATGTCTGTCAGTAAAAAATGTTCTTTTTTTTGATCATACAGTTCTGCAGAAACAGTTGGCCTCCATTGGTGTTGTTTACACTATGGCTGACAAGGAATCTACGTCTGTGCCCTTTATTCACATCGCTGATGCTTCTTTTTTGAAACGTCAGTGGGTGTTTGACCGGGCGCATGGCGTGTACATGGCACCTCTTGATATTAACTCGATTCACAAGATGTTGTGTATCACAGTGCTTTCTAAGAGTGTTACAACGGAGGAGCAGATGTATTCTATTATTCGTTCCGCGTTAATGGAAGCTTTTTTCCATGGTGAGGACTTCTTTGACAAATATCGCGACATGTTTCTCCATGTGTTGAGTAAACATGTTGAGTACCAATCTTTTTTGGCCTCGTCGCCTTTGTTGACGTATGAGGCCTTTTGGGACCTTTTCGCTAAAAATAGTGAAGGTCTCAAATCTTCTTTTTAGGCCCTTGCCCGGGTCTTTAGCCAATGGGCACCTTGTAATGTAGATACACTTTATTTAAAAATTTTTGTTAGTTTTCTATTTATTTAAAGAAGGATATTACAAGTAATTGAACCTGAGCGCTCCTCGAAGGCCTATTTAGGTCATGGGCTGGTCACCCATAAGTTGAAAATTATTCATTTGCACCGTTGAGTAAAAGTGCATCTTAAAATTACTTGCTGAAAATATTGAAAATACAAAAATGGCTGTTAGTGGTGCCAATCCGTCCAAAGAGACGGAACAAACCACGATATTTACCGACGGTGACAAAGGTACTACAGTTGATCTTGGAACACCTGTTGCCGCTCCTTCTCAATCGGCAGAACTTTCAACTCTTAGCCTCGCTCGTTATTTGGAGCGTCCTGTTCTTTTAGAGAACATAACATGGTCTGAGGGTGGATTTTTAAATGGTTCTATCGATGTTTGGGATTCTTTTATTACCAATACAAATATTGCTGATAAGATGCGCACTTTTGGCATGTTTAGAATGAATCTGAACATTAAAGTTGTGCTATCATCTTCTCCTTTTTATTATGGTGCTGGTCTTGTTGAATACAATCCCATTCCTAGTTATCATACCAATCCGACTGTTGTTATTGGTAGTGATGAACAGATTGTGACATACTCGCAGAGACCATCTCTGTGGATTTATCCACAATCTTCGCAGGGTGGTGAAATGGTGCTCCCTTTTTTCTGGTATCGTGATTGGGCTATTAACCCAACAGATGCTGCTCTTATGGGTACTTTATCCTTACATTCACCACAGGTGTTGCGAAATGCCAATGCTGTTGCTGGTGGTTCTGTAACCATTTCTATTTATGCCTGGGCATCTGATGTTGAGCTTGCAAAGCCTACCTCTCAATCTAGTTCGACTATGAACAAGATGAAGGGGCGTGCTATCTCGTTTGCTCTCAAGCAAGATGAATATGGTGATGGACCTGTTTCTGGTCCTGCTTCAGCTGTTGCAGCTGCGGCAGGCAAGTTGGGCACTATGCCCTATATTGGTTCGTTGGCACGTGCCACACAAATTGGGGCTGGTGCTGTTTCACGTATTGCAAAATTTTTTGGTTTTTCTAATCCACCAAATATTGCAAATATCGCACCTTTTAAAGATATGCCTTATGGTGGCTTCACATCTTCTGAAATTTCACCTGCGACTCACCCCTTGGCTCTTGATCCCAAGACTGAATTGACTATAGATCCAACAACAGTTGGTCTTCCGCCTGTTGATGAGCTTAACATTGAACATTATTGTAACCGGATGAGTTATTTGTCGACAGTTGATTGGGCTGAGACTGACACTCCTGGAACTTTGTTGTTTTCCACGGCATTGTCGCCTCAAACTATGAAACGAGTCAATGATCTCCGAATTTGGCCTACACCTTTTCAACATGCATCCGCCGTATTTCAGTACTGGCGTGCTAGTTTTCGTGTATCATTTGATATTATTTGTTCTCAATACCATAGAGGACGATTGATTATTATGTATGATGCAGATGGCGCAGCTACTCCACCTGGATTGAATGCTTTAACGCAAATTCCATCGTATGTTGTTGATATCTCAGAGGAGACGCATATTGAACTTGAGTTTCCATACACGCAAGATGCAGCGTATCTACCCACTCCTGAGATTTTGGGAGATATCGAGTGGGGGGACAATGTGTCACCTGCGAATGGTAAAATTTTCGTTTATGTTCAGAATGCTTTGACATCCCCGGTAGCATCTGCACCGGTTGGAATTTTGATGTCAGCGTGTGCTTATGATGTGAAATTTATGGCTCCTAAGGAACCTAGTGTATTTCACACTTATATTTCACAATCTGGTAGCACTTTGACACAAACTGATCCCAAACCTAATCCTATCGTTGATGTATCTGACACTCCCAACGAGCAAGATTTGGTTTATGGTGGTGAAAATATTCCATCATTACGTAAGGTCATGCGTCGTCATTGTCACGTTTGGTCTCATTTTTATGTTGCACCCCCTGCTGGTTTATATAAGGCTACTATTTATTCTTCCTTGTACCCTTTTTCACCCACTTATTCTAACAATGCCAACAATATCTTTATTGATGTTGGTGGCGATAGGGTCAATTATGCCTCTCATTCATTTGTAAGTTGGTTTTCACCTTGTTTTGCTGCGCGTAGAGGTTCTATGTATTGGGCAGTTGCATCTTTAGCACCGCAAAATCAAGCTGGTTCTATTGCATCAATAACGCGTATTCCTGCATCACCTACGTTATCAGGATCAAATGTTTTTGATATAAATTCTACTGGAACCAATTCATCTCAGTTTGCGAGAGCAGCATCTATTGATGATTCTCTCGAGGTTGCAAATGGTGCTTATTTGACTAACACCCAAACCCAAGCAGGCATTTCTGCGCTTATTCCTTTTTACAGTGATAGGAAATTTGTCGGCACCCATCCCCGATCGTACTCGCGCAATTACAACGCGCCTACGACTTGGGCATATAGTAATAGAGCATTGGCAGGTACTGAATCAACTGAAGTCGCTGACTTCTATTGTGCAGCAGGACCTGATTTCTCTCTTCACTTTTTTGTGGGTGTGCCAACTCTAATTGAGAGTGGCGTACCATTGCCTGCTGTGTAAAAAAAAAAAAAAATATAAAATATATTGTATTATACTACTTTGTGTGTATATTATGTTATTAACGTTTATTTTTTTTTTTTTTTAAAGATTTTTCATAGTCTTTTTTTTTTTTTTTTAAAACGTGTGACGAGCCGCGTCATTAAAATATGGTTGTCTCTTAGATAGAGGTGGTCATTGCGGCTACCTTCTTCTACGGACGACTGCTTTTAG